TTTCCCCCCTTGTTCTTTTTAATAAACGACATTATTACCAACGCAAGATTTACCACGAGCAATTATAGAGAACTGTCTCTCCCTTTTCTATTTGTGCTAATGCCCAATCGCAGAACTGAACGTCTTGCTTGGAATATTCTCTGACGGCTTCCTCTTGAAACTGATGTCCCCAAAAGAAACCACCACTACAGAACGAGTTATGATAGTTGCTATCTATCTCTTTACGTAAATTGGTTATGATGTCTTTATCTAACGTTAGTTCATCATCGCCATTCATCGCCTCTGAACTGTCAGGGTTTTGTTCTCCCCAAATGTTTTGCATAAACTGTTGAAGTCGTGAGTGCTTTCTCCAAACGAAACCATCGATTGTTGGCTCGTACTTATCTGAATAGACTTTGTCGAAGTCTGGTTGTTTCATCTGTCCACTTTGCTTATCTCTTATGTGTGCGAATTGATCTAGTCCCATTGTTGTCTCCTCTTTGTTAATTGTTAATCCTAATGTCTTATCATATCCCACACCTTTGTCAAATATTATTTTCATCAGGGATCTTGGAAGTCTCTGCGCCGTCTGGCGCGAACTTCTAGATTAGAATCATTCTAATGTACTCCATTAAAACGAGACGAGAGCTTCCTGCTACCACAGCCCAGCACCAGTCAGTACCAGGATGCCCAGCACGGGCAGCATGAAACGAGGCCACACGAGGATCGTCAATACTAGTAGCGAGAACATTACGCAATCCTCCATCCGTCAGTGACAAACACATCACCACGGATATCCTGAATGTTGTCCAGCTGCGTGCACAGTCCTTCAGCTATTAACTGGCGTGCTTTTTCATTTGTCTTGAACGAGCTGTTAAATAATCCCTCTTCATTCACTACCATTTCCTTGAGCTTCTCTCCGCCTGGCAGCGCAGGCGATGCCTTGGGCATGGCTGCGTTTACTATTTCAATCGGTCCTTTGACGAGGGACTGCATTGCCTTCAGTTCTTTTATTCTTCCTTCTATCACGGTCACCGTGCCGTCATCCTTTATCACATGAGTCTTCATTGTTTGTCCTTTCGTTTAATTTAAATAGGGTTCAAAAACATCGAGACTAGATAGCAATTCGGAGGCAAACAACCCAGTCCTCTTTTGCATCTCTTTAATATCTAGGTACTTCGCGCCTAGATAAGAGTCGTTTAACATAGTCAATGCCCAATGTTTTTGAACTTGAATATATATAAGACCAGATGGGATAGCTGTCAAGTCTTTTCTTTCGAGCTTTGACCACAGCTCGTACCACAGCTCTGAGCCCCCAGATGCTTTATACTGTTCGGTAATCTTTCTACTCCTTTCCCTAAACGAGAACGAGCTACCAGCGTCAGGTTACCAGATGGCAGGTTACCAGTGCCACGCTGCTGGTGGCAGTTGTTTAAAGGAACGAGGATTATTAAACGAGCTTCAATAAACGAGAACACGGAGTGTGCTGCATCAGCCTCTGAAGGGGGCTCAACGGAAAACAATGATAGAAAAGTTGGCCCCCGAGAACGAGGATACACGAGAGTTATTGTCTTGCCAAGTCCAGATCTGTTACGCTGCCTGTGCTATCCATTAGTTCTTTCTCTATCCGTTGTTCGTCTTCACGGGAACGAGAACGAGCTTCACCTGGATCCAGCTGCAGGAGCTCTTGAAGGGCTGCCTGGACCGTTGGCCACTTAACGGGAAACGAGAACGCAAACGCAGGTTTCAGTAAACGAGCATCACGGATCGCGGATAACGGTCTGTACAGTTTCAATTTCTTCTCCAAGAGGGTCTCATTGCAGATCAAAACAATTCCACCATTTAAGATCCGTTTGTTTATCCAAGCAATTTGCCATTTAGATAGCTTCGGATAACTTACCTTATCAGATTTCAATTCCATCCAAAATTCTTTACCAGACCAGCAACCATTTATATCTGGTATGCCATTGATAGTGTTAGATTCTATGCGAATAAAATGAGGTTTAGTAATATGCTTTTTGATTCTTTGCCAGAGTTTTGATTCTCTTTTTTTCATGTTTAATCAGGTCGGTTATCTACCTTTTCCATCTTCTGAATTAAGCATCTTGGTAATACATTTCGGTCGGAAAAAACTGCTGCTTCTGTATCATAACTTGCAAATGTCCACACGTTTTTCTTGTCTTTATCAAAAATATAGCCCTGTGTAATCATCTTTGCAGGCATTAATTTCTTTACTTCATCAGCTTCAGCATGTCCTGAGTCACCGCACGGATCAATCCACATTATTTTATATAAGTAATATTTTTTATCACCAACAATAGCGTGTTTATATTTACTTTTCTTTCGTTTGTACATTTACCTTTCCTATGTTCATTTTGAGGTCTGGGTTATGTACCTCGTTAAAAATAGTTATGAAGGAAGTCCAATTATTACCCTTTAGGTAATTTTTCTGTCTCTGGCTTAACTTCGATCGTTTTGGCATTAAATCCATCGATCTTGGTTGAAAGCTCTGTAAGTTTTTTTTCAAGCTCTGCACGTGACATTCCCTCCAATCCTGATACTTTTACTTCTCTCTTATCAACATAAAGACCAGCTAACTGACCTGATCTAAATTCTGCATTGATAGCTGATGCATATTGTTTATCTGCATAAGCAGCGTTTGAGTATTTGTCTAATCTTTTGTATCTTCGGAGTCTGTCCTTTTCAAATTTGGCTACAGCTTTCTCAAGCTTCATATCCAAATATTTGACTACGTGCGGACTAAATTTTCTTGAAGTTAATTTACTTGCTATATCTGAGAAGTTCTTATCATTTTTTGCATTGTATCCAGCTCTCTTCAATGCTTCACCTTTAGTAATCTCTCCCCAATTAGCTACAAGTATATCAATAAACTTTCTTTGCTTAAGGGTCAGATCATCTACGGTTCTTAATGCCTTAGATTTTAAACCCATTAGTTATCCCTTTGTTTACTTAATCTTCTTTTCATGTAAACAGTTGCTGTTTCACTTATCTTCTTTTGGTATTTACCAATATTTCTAGCGCCTCTTTTTAAGGATGCCTGAATCCTTCTAGGTATTTTTCTTGTACCATCATTAACGTGGGACAAGGCTTTGCCAATAATATCTGCTTTTTGGTTTTTAATATCTAATTTCTTTAATCCTGTTAAGAATTTCTTATTAGTTTCAACACCTGGAGTATTGTACATTTTGTTAATCTTATTCATCATGTCACCTTTAACTTTTTTATAGATATCGGATTTCATAAAAGCTTTAACAGCTTTACCACCAGTTCCTTTAATTAACCCGCCTGCCAAGTATTTACCTGATTTCATTATTTGTTCTTTCTAAACTTTAGTGCATTAATAAGTTTTTGTATTTTTGTGTTAGCTCTCAAACCAAATGCCAAGTCGTCTTTAGATCTGTTTTGAGCTTCTTTTTTAGACAATCCTTTAGGTTGTTGAGCTCTTATTTCTGGTATATTTCTACCACCGCTAGCTCTATAATTTTTCATAGCTTGCTTACCACCTAATCTAAGTAATCCACCAATTAAAAATCTTCCTGCTTTCATTTCTTTTTCTTCCTTTTAAATAACCTTCTTTGAGCTTTCTTTATACTTGTACTATCTAAACCAATCAAGTCTTTGACACTATCTTGAAATCTTGATGTAGTTGTAGATCCATATCCACCCCCTATATCAAGCATTGTCTTCGTGCTAAGTTTATTATTACTAACTGAGTAAGTTCTACCACTCAATGTGCTTTTTTGAAGTGATTGATTTTTGATTGGAACAGGGCCTTTGGAGCTACTACCACGAACATGAATATTGTATTTATCTAAGCTATTTGTCTGTTTCCTGGTTTTTGCTGCAGCGACTCTTTTCTTGACATATTTTATTCCAGATTTTAAAATTGTTTTTGCTACCATAAATTCTATTATATAGATTATTCTAACCCACGACTACCACACCCAAATCAACATTTTTACACTACGAAAGGAAATATAGATAATGTGGTGTATCTAGATACACCACGGATACACCATCAGATACACCACTAAATCGTCTATAAGTGTTGATATATAACAATAATAATCATCAGATACACCAGATACACCACTTTAGGGTCGTGATTAAAAAAAGTGCTTAGGGGTCTAGATAATCTATATAGTAGAAAATAAAAACTAATTTGATTTACAACCATACAATGATATAATTCTATTGTTTATATATAACGCCTTTCTTGTTATTGGGCCGTGGAGGGAGACTGAAGCGGCCTTTTTTCGTTGTCCGTTGTCCGTTTTTACTATATACATAAGCTGGATAGGAGGAACAATGACATAAGTAAAGTCGATGGGGTTATAGAATCTCTCGACATTTTTTCCCAGAGTTATAAATGCGTTACCTATAACCCTATCTCTACTTACGATCACATCATGTCTGATACAAAATTTTTTATACTAATGTTCTTCACCTGCGTAGTCTTATTCGGCTGGGCTTTTTTCGGGTAAAAAACTCAACCAACCTGTCACAATAGTCTTCTCATGTTCCATAGAAATTTGTCCTCTATGCGTATGGGTCCAACCTGCAGGCCAAACTAAAGTTACACCCTTTTCACAAGGCACCGTAAGACTTTGCTCGTAAAATTCTGTTCCACCTTTAGGCGTATTAGTTAAATAAGTCATATAAACTAAATGTCTAAAAACACTTTTACCAAAGCCATTATTCTCCTTATGCCATAAATAAAAGCCCTCTCCAGGCTTATAATGCTGCAAATTATAATGTTCAATGGACATCGGTAAACCCATAGTTTTTGCATTATCATATGTCTTAAAATATTCAGCAAAACAGTTTCTCAAAGCTTCAATATATAAGTTCCAAGGCCTAAATTGATTATCATTACTAATATCCCATTCAGTGCAAATTTTTGAAGGCGATTTAGCGACTGCATCATTTTTTAAAGTTGTTTTTTTACCTAAATGATTATTGTCAGTTTTCCATTGTAAAATAGCATCTATAAGTTCATCGTCCATTTTATAAGAACCAATAAAAAATTCCTTATTATATTTAAAATGATTATTTATTTTTGTTAATTTTTTGTCTTGCATGAGCAAATACTCTTATAAGTCTATACCATTCCTTTTTAAATTTAGAGTCTTTAGTTCTCCAATAATCTCTACTGGCCTGGTCTATTTTAAATGAAAGCGCTGTAAGTGCCATATAATATAAATCCCCAAAATATAGACAGCCAGAAGTAAAGGGTTCTCTCCCAATTAAGTCTAAGTCTTGCACATATTTCTTTTCTAATGCTCACTAAATGGTTCCTTATAATTACATACAAAACCCACTACTCTCAATTTTTTATAATAATGAAAGGATCTTGTACTAAACAATTTTGTCTTCTTTTCTGTCATTGCCACGTTTTCTTGATACCATGAATAACAACTCTGGTAAATAGTTATATCACGAGTTTCTATCTTATTAGAAGATACTAAAATCAGTAAACTAATGACTATTTCTTTCATTTTTTCTTATCTTTTAATTTTAATTTATAACGGATTTGATCTATTCTTTCTTTTATTGTACGTCTTTCTTCTTTAGTGTCTACTCCCCTATATTTTTTATATTCGTTTTTATACTCAATCCAATAACATTGTATTTCTGTAAATACTATAACTTTATTCTTCAAACACCATACATATCTTTCATGCACATGATCAGAATCTAAATTAGCTAAATCACAAATTTGTTTAAAATCATTTCCATTTCTCATAAACCATTCATGAGCTTCCTTTTTATTGTAAGCTTCATTCTTACCGCCAAGGGTATACAAACAATCTTCAAACGCTTGAATCACCACAGCTTGGTAAAGTCTATGCCCTGATGTATCTGGGGTTTTTAATATTTCCGTAGCAATATTAGTGCCCATAATCTTTAATAAGTTGTTTGAGTAACTCAAAATAAAAAATCTCCAGTTTTCGTTGTCGGAGATCTTTTGATGCTTGATAGTCTAAAAAGATATCATTCATGAATTCAGTACGTTCTAAACCATTCATGTCGTTTACGTCTTGTAAACCTGCTTCTCTTACTCTATCAAATAGACTCATCTGCATAACCACCAGTTTTGGAAAGACAATGATATGGATATGACTGGTGGCTACACATTCTTAACTAAGGACAATCCCAACCTTTTTGCAGTTTGTTTTCGTCCTTGTCGCCAAGCTCTATCAGTTTTATCTAAAAACTGTAAACTAAAGTTCCCCATTCCAAAATCATTACCATTATAAAGCTGAAACATTATAGATGTTAATTCATCATAGGTTTTTTTATTAGGACTTATCATCACTAACTTCTCTAAACCCTGATCAAACACATTACTTAATGGTTTTCGCTTCATTTCTGCCAAAACAATCTCCTTAATTATTAATAAAAAAAGAATTTGTTCGCTATTCGGTAATTTAAGTAGTTAGAAACCTCTACTTTTCATTAGGTTATGAGGAATACATCTTTGTTTAACAAATGGTAGACACAAGATCAAGTATTAATTTGTGTCTACCACTCAATATGTAGTTATTTGCCGTTTAGTTTTTTTTCGCCTTGGGCCAACAGCTCTGCCTTAAGCTTTTCTACTGATTTACCAGTCTTTTTAGCTATTATTTTAAGTTCGGAGTCTGCTAATTTTGCAATCATTGCCCCTGGTCTTCTAAAACCTTTTGCACCCATAGCTGTTACTATCTTATAGGTATCTATATCTACAGCTACACTTTTCCATTTGCTCGTGTCCATGCTTTATACTCCTTCTTAGTTTTACATTTAGTGTTCATAAGTCTCCAATGTTCATCTATAAAATGCTCATGAAAAGGTCTATTGTTGTTTTTCTTTAACAACCTATTCATTGCAGCTATTCTTTTAGTTACCCAATCAGTTACAGTTAGATTTTCTGACATTGTCTTCGCTCCCTTTTTCAATAAACCACACATAAGACCACTCAGTGCTATGCGGAGTACATTTCTTACCTAATTTAACTTGATATGTAGAACACCCTGTTAAAAGTGCTGCTACAAATATTATCATTATTGTTTTCATAGTTCTCCTAGTAAAGAATTCCATATACCAATACACCAATCAAAAATAAAAATATTTTCGGGGGCAAAGCTATACAGAGTCCCATTAATACAAAATAACCAAATTGTTTCATCATCGGTGGTTATCTCCCGATGCTTTTTCTAGATCCTGCTCATAAGTTCTACATTCAATCTCATCTCTAACTAGATCTGTAGCTAACCATTGATTAACAGGATATACAGGAGCTACATAAACATCCACTTTTGTAGCTGCTAACCTTTCTCTTTGTTCTTTGAAGTGTTCTGAGTCATCACTTGTGCCTGCACCAACTTGATCATGCGTATGAGTTTTACTTAAGATCTCATCCATTTGCATAACCCATTTTTTAAATAGGTGTGAGCTAGATTTTAACTTTAATGCATCCATGTTGTCCTCCAATCTTCAAACTTATCTAGTATGATATCGAATAAACCATAAAAACTTACGTTTGCTCTTAACGTTTTTGCAAATACAGCTTTGTCTAATTCAACACCATTATGAAAAAGTTTAATTTCTCCACGATCTTTATCAAAAGTTATAAGTACAGCTTCTGTTTCTGCACCTATAGTTTGAATAATATCTTTGGGATTTTTAAAGTCGACCTCTTTTATATTAGTCGAAGCTGCATCAAAGATATCTATTGCTTCTTTGAGCATACTTTTCATCTCTTTCGGTTTCTTATCATTGTCGTCCATGTTATACTCTCCTTGTTTCCTTAAATTTATACTTTATTTAATATTAAATGCAAGGACTAAATGGGATATTATGAAATTTATTTTAACTATATATATTTGTTCTTTCATAGACTTTACTTGCGCTGATCCAGTAACTTATCCCGTACAGTTTGATACATGGAGTGAGTGTGTTACGGCTGCACATCAAGAATCTCAAATCATTTTAAAGTCCCTACCACTACCTATGGTAGAAGCTAATAGATTAGCTACTAAATATACCTGTCAACAGCTCATAGGTGCATAGGGTTGTATTCCTGCCACAATTTGTTATATACTATCTTATGAAGAGTTATCGCGTTCAGATACGATCAGAAGGAAAGTATTATGATGGGATAATTAAAGCTAACAATGATGCTGAGGCCTTGCAACAGTTCAAATTGAAGCTGACCAATGGTGAGATCGCAGCACAGGATGAAGACTTCTA